AAAATCAGAGTTAGATACAGCAGAAGCTATAAAACCTTGAGGAATAATAAGTGCATAAGGTCTTCCTGATTTAATTCTAATGGTTCCTAAATTATAAAATGTACCAGCTGTTGTTAAAGTAACTCCACCTAATGAAGCAGTTCCAATTGATTCAATAACTCCTTGTGGAGAATAGCCACCTTCAATCATACAAGAAGAACATACTTGTTGTAATACAGCTGCACCAGATATCGTCCCTGTTGTTTCTATTTCATATCTTATTGGTAAGTTTGCAGTTTGCATATAAACAGTTGATAAATTATTAGCATTATAAAATGTATGTGCTGTAATGAATTTACCATCTATTACAAAACCAACTCTAACGGATCCCATACCCAACCATTCATAATCCGTAAATAAAATAGTTGCTTTAGTTGGATAGAGTGTATAGCCAGAAGCTCCTGTACCATCTAATTTATCACCATTCCAAGCTGACTGTGCAATTGGATCATCAACACTTGAACCTGATGTATAACTTCTTCTTACAATTTGATAACCTGTTCCAGTGTCTTCAAAAAAGATTCCATTGTTTGCATCAAAAGTTCCAACACGTTGTTCTAATCCAGATTCTTGTGCATTCATTACAAATGTATTAAATATAAATAATGACTTACCTGGTTGATAAGACATAACTCTTTTTGATTGTCTTATGACTTTATCGCCACTAGCTGTAGTTACATTTAAATTAACTGTAGATTTATTTGCGGTATATGAAACTGTTCCTGATCCAGTTAAAGATTCATCAAAAAGATTATTTTTTGACATTACATTTGTACTATCAAAAATAGTAAATGGATTAGAAACTCTTAATCTTCCAAATGCATCATAAGCATTTGATCCATTTCCACCACCAATAACTGTTGGTTCTACATTAACATTATTACAAGACATTAATTTCTCCCATTAAACCAAGAAAATCTTTCAGACTGCTCTGTTTTTTCCTTTTGATAATTTGTATTTAATTGATTTTGTAAACTCTCTAAAGCTAAGTTAATTTGTCTAAAAGCATCAGGAGTAAATTCCTGCGGTGGTTCAGGTAAGAATACATTTACTTTAGCCATTATCTTCTACCATCTGGTTGTATATCAAATCTAAACTGACCAAATCTCCAGCTTTCATTAATAGCATCATTCTCTACTTTTAAAGCTGCTAATCTACTTCTAGCTCTAGTATCTATTTTATCTGTTGATGAATTAATAGTAAATGGCCCTAACGTAGAACTTGTTTGAGTATCTGCAGGATATCTTCTTAATAATATAGTTATCTTTGCATTACCATTTAAATATTTAAAGTCAGGTATAAATCTTCTTACTTTAATAAAATATTGTCCATCTCCATCTGCATCTAAATCAAAATCTCCTGATGTAATATAAGCTGGAATTGGATTTATAGTTCCATTTGCTAATACTTCATTTGTTCCTATTTCGTGATTAAATACTCTAGACATTCCATTTGATACACCTTGAATTGTTGGCGTAGTCGGAGCTGTATTAGGATTAAATTGAGTAGCCATTGGATCATCAAATACATGTGAATCGTTATAAGTTGTTCTTGCTAAAGAACTAGTTGTCCAAGTTTGTTCTGCATAATTATAAGTAACCTGTTTATTAACATAGTTAGAATTAAAGCTTGGATAAAACCAATAAATTTCATTATATAAACTATTATGTGCTCCAAAAGTTAATTCAGATCCGTTTGCAAAATTATAACCCGGTGCGCCATCGTCTGTTAAGAACACATAATCTTCAACTAAAGAAGGAACACTTTTAACAGTACCGTCAAACATAAAAAATCCACCTGAGTCCCCAATCCAATAAACAGCACCGTTTGCATATACAATAGAATGTTGTCCAACACAGCCACAATTAGATCCTACTTGTCTAATACTAAAAGTAAATGGTGGCCCTACAAACTGCATTAAATATGCAGAAGTATCTGTTAAAATTAATATATAATCTTTTGCTTTAGCTGCACCTACAATTTTAGTTCCACTATCAATTCTAAAAGACCCTGCTGTATTAACAGAAGTTGCTGTATAATCCGTTAAAGTTTCTTGATCCGAGAACCTTATAAACATTTTATCTTGTGTGATAGGCGAACCTATTGTTGTTTCTGTTCCTAATATAATTAAATGTCTATCTCTATCTGACACAATACTCATTACTGATCTCGTTGGAGCTCCTGATATTATTGAAGCTCTTGTTATAATACCTGCGCCTGAATTTGGATCCCAAGAAAAAGTTGCACCATTTTTAATAGTAGCAATTAATAATTCTCCATAGTTATCTAAAGACCAGCTACCGGGATCAAGCACTGCGTTTGAAGTACTTCTTGGTGTACCCCAAGTTGACGAACCGTATAAACCAGTACCCCAACCATAACCGTACGCTTGTAATAAAGGTCCTACTTTGTAATAAGGTTTAGAATTTAATGTTCCGTCATTAGTAGCACCTGTGCCTGTTTCAGCAGTAGGCATTAATATTGTAAAGGTAGTTAAAGTTGGTGCAAGTTGCACTTCAAATAATATATCATCAAAATCAGCAGCAACATAATCTGTTTGTCCAGCAGTAAAAGATCCTGCATTTTCAAATGTTAATAAGTCACCTGGTTCGAGGTTATGGGAACTTGGACAAGTAATTGTAACGGTTCGTGATCCGTTAGTCGTGGTAATATCGCATCCTAATTTAGCTAAAGATGTATCAAATGGAGTAATATCATAATAATCATCACCGTTATATATATATAAAATCTTGTTCGTACCGAATGCAACATATTTCCTCCCGTCTAAATCTGCCCAGCTATGTGAAGCTCTTACTGCTCCAACCAATTGTTTATTTAAAATTTCTTGCCAGCCACCTATTTTTTCAGGCATTCCATATCTAAATCTAACATAGTCACCATCTACCCATTGGTTTTCGGCCCCTGAGTCTGATGCTTGTTTATTAAATCCTGGTGCAAAGTTTACTTTTGTTAAAGGCATATCGACATTATACACTAAGAATTTTTAGGTATAAATATCGTCCATTCTAGCTTTGATAGTAAAAAATCAACATTTACTTTATTAAGTTTATTACTTTTCAATAACTTGTGTAATTCCTCTATATCAAAAATTGTCCACCTATTTTTTAATTCTAAAACTATTTTATCAGCTTTAGTATCTGTTCTACCTTTTTGAAATAAAGTGCCATCTGATAATTTACCCATTTCCCTTACATCAAATTTATAAAAAGCGTTTTGACCTCTAATAATTCCAGCAATATTCCAAGAGGTTTTTTCTTTTGGGTACTCTATTTGACTAAGATATTTTGAAAATTTTTCTACTATATTCACCATACAGGTATTTGAATTTTAATTATATTTAGTATAGATATAACATAATGACAAAACAATTTAAAGTTTGTGTACTTGGTGGAGGAACTGCAGGTCAAATAATAGCCTTAATACTTAAATCAAGATTTAATGAAAATATACAGATAGATATTATTAAGTCAGACAAGGTTGGAATTGTTGGTGTAGGTGAAGGATCAACAGAACATTGGAAAGAGTTTACTAACTTTGTAGGAATTGATCCATATGAATTAATTAGTAAAACAGATGCTACACTTAAAGCAGCTATTATGTTTGATGGCTGGGGAAATAAAAAATATATTCATAATACAACTTATAGTTTTAGTTCAATTAAGTTTGGTCAGTTACACGCTGCTTATTTAGCGATGATAAAAGATAAAAAACCTTTTGAAAAATTAGTAAATCCTTTAAATTATAAAGCTAAAATAAAATCTATTTGCTTACCAGAAAATAACTTAAATCAATTATTACCAACAAATCAGTTTCATTTTAATGCTTTAAAATTAAATTCTTTTTTAGAAGAAGTATGTATTAAAAAACAAATTAACTATCTAACTGATGAAATAGTTAATGTTACTTTAAACAATAAAGGTGAAATAGATTCTTTAAAAAGTTTAAATAAAGTTTATAAAAACTATGATTTATATATTGATTGTACAGGATTTAAAAAAGTTTTAATATCTAAATTAGGTGCTAAATGGATATCCTATGATAATTATCTTCATACCAATGAAGCTATAGCGTTTCCCACAGAAGATACAAAAGAGTACCCTTTATATACTTTATCAAAAACATTAAAATACGGTTGGATGTGGAGAACACCTACATATGGTCGTTGGGGAAATGGATATGTGTATAATAATAACTATATTAATGCAGAACAGGCTCAAATAGAAGTAGAAAAAATTTTAGGACACAAAGTTAACATATTTAAAAATATAAAATTTAATCCTGGTTGTTTAGATAAAGTATGGATTAAAAATTGTTTAGCATTAGGTTTATCATCTAGTTTTATAGAACCCTTAGAAGCATCTTCATTAGCTTCAATTATTCAACAGTCTTTTTTATTAATGCACGAACTTCCTATTTACAACGAAACAACAATAAAACAATATAATACAAAAATGGAAGCTATTAATAAAAACATTAGAGATTTCATTTGTTTACATTTTTACGTAAAAAAACAAGACAGTGCCTTTTGGAAGAGTGTACAAAATGTTGCATTGCCAGATACCTTAAAAAATCAAGTAGAGTTATGGCAAAATAGATTACCTATTGATGAAGACTTTGCAGATAGTAAATATTTAATATATACTTCACATAACTTTATATTAACTTTATATGGTTTAGGTATACTAAATATATCTAACTTAAAAAAACATTATAATTTTTTAAGTAAAAAAATAAAAAATGAAATTAAAATAGAAGTAGATAATTTACAAAAACAATATAGAATAAAACAAACGACAGTAGGTCATAAAGAGCTGTTAACTAAAATTAGAAAACATTATGAAATACGTTCATAAACCAACTAAAGTACCAAAACATTTAATTAAAAAATACCATCCAGTATGTATTGATAATTTTTTTGATGATCCTAAACTAATAAGAGATTTTGGTTTAAAGTTACCTTTAACTCCTGATTCTACAGGTGCTTGGCCTGGTGCTAGATCACAAAATATTATGGAAACCCATCATGAATTAGGTTCATTGTTAGTTTTAAAAATTTTATCAGCTTACTATGATATTGATTATCATTACTTATCTTGGGAAAGTAGTAGTGTACATTTTCAACTTGTTAATAAACTTGATAATAAAAAAACAGATGCAGCAAATACAGGTTGGATACATCAAGATGCAGGTAGTTCTTTAGCAGCTTTAATTTATCTATCACCCAATATAAATATAGAAAGCGGTACCTCTATATTTAAAAAAAATAATAATCAATATTCTACTTTTCAAACAAATCCACAAAAACATTTGCTATTAAAAAATAAAAAAATTAATAAAACTATTTATGAAAAAGAGTTTAAAATAAATCAAGAAAGCTTTGAAGAGACTATTAAATTTGGAAATATCTATAATAGAATGATAGCTTACGATGCTAATGAATGGCATAGAGCTAATAGTTATTTCAATGAAGAGAGATTTTTTATGGTTTTCTTTATTGGTGGTTTAAAAGTTGATGGTTTAAGTCCTATCGAAAGAATAAAAAATAAAATAGCATTTGACGATCCTATTAAAAATGTTATAGGTTCAATATAAATGAAAGAATTTGTTTTAACTAAAACTTGTTTTTATTACGACTATGTCTATGAAATAGATAATTCTATTTTAGAAAAAGAATGTTTAACTGCTTTTGAAAAAGGTAAATTAGTTAGTAATGATGAAAGTAGTACCTTTAATGAAGATTTACATATTCCTAAAAGTAAAGAATTAAAAAAATTAGTAAGATCTATTCAGAATAAATTTAAAAAATACTATAATGTAAAATTAAATTTACATAGTTTTTGGAGTCAAGTTCACGAGAAAAACTGTAGTTCAACTTTACATAATCATTTTTTACCGTTAGACCCAGATAACAGTCCTATATATTCTGCAGCTTACTATGTTAAAGTTCCAAAAGATGCTGGTAAAATTATTTTTGATTATTCTGTAAATTCATACAACCATACCAAAAGAACTTGGGTACAACCAGAACCTCACGTTCTTTTAATCTTTCCATCTTACCTAAATCATTTTGTAACAAGAAATAAATCTGAAGAAAAAAGAATAGTTATATCTTTTAATTTTACAATTTAAGTTCAACCATATCGTATTTAGCCCCAAAGGTACCTTTAATAAAAGTATTGAAAGCCAAACTTATTCTAGTTCCACTAGAGTCTTTGTTAAGAACAGCGTGTTTTAAATAAGAAGGAAATAATAGTATTTGATTGTTCTTAACAGGTACTGTCCAAGAAAAAGAATTAAAAGCATTATACCTATCTCTGTTTAAAGAAAAAGTATCATAGTTATCATTTTTATAAAATGTAATTGAATCATTCTTTTTTACATCTAAATATAATACACCAGATACATAACTATTAGGGTGATTATGAAGATGATGAAATCCGTTTTGTTCTGTATAGTTTAACCAAGACTGAGTAATATATGGAAAAATTTTATCGGTTGTTTCAATTACCGTATCAAAATAATCTTTTATAAAAAAATTTATATCTTTGTTTAAATTTAATAAAGCTTGTTCATTTAAAATATAAACATTTTTAGTATTAGTATTTCCTTTATTAGTAATAATATCTTTTTTTAAATTTTTAATATAAGATTTTTCTTTACTAGTTAAGTCTCTATTAAAATCGTTAACATATACAGGCGTTGGAAATAAGGACAATATTTCTTTCATATTAAATTCTATTTTTTTCAGATATTGGAAACTTTAGTTGCCTACCGTCAGTAAAATTTAATGTTTGAAAAAAAGTAACTAATATTAATCTTTCATCTCCTTTACCAAAGGAATCAACTCCGTGCATACTAGTTGCATCAAAAGCAATTAAACGATTAAAAATAGATTTGTAACTAATTGTTTTTTCATATAAATCATTATTTTCTTTTAAAGCTTTTTCATAATACTCGTCATTCTGTACTTTTTCTTTTTTATAAAATTCATTTTTAACTTTTGAGTTAATTGGAAAGTGTTGAAAACCTTTTCTTTGATAAATCGATGTGCCCGCATTACTGTTTTTAGATAGATATATTACAGAAGAAATTTCTGCTGTATCGTAATGTACCCAACCTTCTTTAATGTGTTTTTTAGAATCTATTTTTTGAAAAAACATATCTGCTGTATATTGTATGTTTTTAGCATCATTAGGATATAACAAAGATAAAATCTTAATACAGGTAGAATCAAAAAAAGAATAGTTAATTTGATGAACTGGTTTACTTCTAACACCTGGAAAACGTCCGTCTGAACAAGGTTCATAAGAAAGCGAATTTGCTAATTCAACAACCTTTTCAGGATCGTTAAAAAAATTATCAACACAAATATTAGGCCACAACATAATTAAAAATAATTTAAATTTAATACAAGTCTTGTATCTGTGTCTGTATGAGAAGTTCCAGCATGTTTTAATAAAGAATCAAATGTAACTAATCTATTTGCAACAGACTTTACTTCTTCTTTTGATTTTTTAAATATAGTTTTTCCATTATTGGTATTTAAATAATAAATAGCAGTTGTACATTTAAAATCATAATCTGTATGAAATTGACTTGCTATAATTTTATCTGTTTTTAAACTTAAATTAAGTTTACATCGTAATAAAGATTTAAAATTTATTTTTTTAAACAAAGGTGTTAGTTGATCATATAAATTACTATGTGGTTGTGAATTATTATAAGCAGTATGAGTAAATTGCAAAAACTCATCACCAGGATTAACTTTATGGTCTTGATAATACCAAGGAAAAAAATTATTACAAACTAAAGCTATGATATTAGTAAAGTCTTCTTTTGATAAAAAATTATCAACTATCTTCATTACTCATTAATTATATTTTTTAACTTAACTCTAAGCTTACTTGTTGTTTCTAACAAATAGTTATTTACTTTTTGTAATAACTCTATCTCAAGTTCTAATTGTTCAATTCTTAATTTAAGATCTTTATTCATTAAAACTTCTGATTGTTTTACCATTACTTCTTCTTCAACTTTAGTTTTAAGGTCTTCTATAATTTTATCTTTATGATCCATATTTATTATTCCTGTTTTGTTGTTACGATATTTAAACTAAATCTATGTTTTTCTTTTACAGGAGCTACTGCTTTGTGTAAAGTATTACTTTTGAATATAATAGCAGTGCTTTCTTCACTTTCTATAAATTTTTTGTTTATTTCAGTTCCTCCATCATTATTATTAAGATTATAAACAATTGAGATATGTTTATCATCAAGCATATCTTTATGTTCTTTCATAACTGACGAATTATCATAATAATTCCAATATATTCTAACAAGATCATTTAACTTGTAAGTTGATTTACTTTTAATTATATCAAATATAAGTTCTCCATATAAATTTAAAGGGCTATTTAAATTAATATTATTAGACTTATCATAAGACATTAACATCATTCCAGAATTAGATTCATTATATTTAAAAAATTTTTCTAAAATTATTTTTTTATCGTTTATTGTATCTGTTGGAAAACACCAATTATTATGGTTAATTAAATTTAATAAAATTTTTATATTAGTTTGATGTGGTAAAATATTTTTAATTACTTCCATCTTTTTCTATAAAACTTCCTGGTAAACCTAAATGAGGACGTTTATCAAATTGATTATTAAATTTTTTAGATGTTTTTTCTGTATTGTAGTGTAAAAAAACTTGAGCACAAACTTTTTTATCAAAAGGCTCTCGCCAATGTTCTAACATAGAACCTTTGTACATTAATAAGTCTCCAGGTTTTAAAATTATTTTTTTTCCTTTATTATTTCCTGGTTTATAACTAGGCGTAGCTGGTTTTCCAGTTCCAGACTTTGGATCAGGATCAATATAGATAGGCCAAGAATCTCCTCCAAGGTTCAAAGTTGCTGAAATTTCACAACTTAATCTATCTTTATGTCTTCTCAAAGAATTTCCTTTTTCGTAAACTCTTGCATAAGCATAAGTAGGAAATAACTTTAATTTTATTTTAGGTTCAATTTTATTTTGAATAATAGTTAACAATGTCTCCATTGCTACATCTCCATAAATAGAATAAGCACCAGGTGCTTGTGGATCTAAAAAGCCTCCGTATAAATCTGTACGAACTTCTTCATACATTTTTGTTTCATAAAAAGTTAATAAAGCTCTTCTTTTTAAAATTAAATATTTTGCACAAAAGTTTGCCAATTCTTTTGATATTAAACTTTTAAATACAACGTAATGTTTTTTATTAAAATTACTCATTTGAAAGGATTACCAATATTCCACATTACTAGTGAAAAACGTGTGCCTTTAGTAATTGGTGTAACTCTATGCCACATAAAAGAAGGAAATATAACAACAGAACCTTTTTGTCTTAATTCTTTTATAGTTACAATGTTTGGTTTACGATTAGCACGATTAGATAAATCAATCTGTAAGTCACCTCCTTCATAATCATTAGAATCAGATAAAGATGCTATTAATGAAATTTTTCTAATCTTTCCATTAAAATTAGGATCTGGACTTTGATATGGTTTATCATTTGAATCCATATGCCAAGTATAATGATTTGTTTTTTCATATTTTGTAAATTGAAAATTTTCAGCCCAATCTATATTAAAATTCCATTGTGCTCTTGAATTTGCATTATCTATTAAAGGTATAAAAATATTATATAACCAAGGTTCATTTAACCAACTAACTTGTGAATTTCTAGTTTTTTTAAGTTCTTTAATTTTTTGTTTGTTATCAGGTTTTTTATTACCCATAATAGTTGCTGTTTGAATATTTTTAGACAAACCTAAAGAAATAATATCTCTACACTCGTTAGATGTTAAAACTTGTCTGTATATGTAGTATTGATTATTTAAATACATTAATACATAGTATTAATATATCTTTTCTAATATGTCTACTCAAAAGCTTGAGTAGTTGCGTTCCAAGTATATTCTATACCAGTTCCGTCTTTAGTAGCTTTCCAATTTTGGATATCATTATCCCACCATGTACTATATGCTGAAATAACTTCTGCTGGTAAAGTAACAGGGGCTTCCCATTCACCTGTAGTAGAATTTAATGTCCAAGTGTTGTAAGGTTGTGCTGTAATGAATCTATCATTTATACTATCGTAAGTTCCTCCGACAGTAGCATATCTTACTCTAAAAGATCCGTTGTAGGAAGTTTGTTTCCAAATTCCTCCAAAAGTATTATTGCAATAAGTTTCTCCATCAATATGCATATCATTGTCTCCTAATATTCCACCGTTAGCAGGAATATTATTGTCAACAACAATAATTTTTTCAACAACATTTGAAGAATTTAATTTTGCAAAATGAGCCATAATTATATTTCCAATGTTCCAGATACAGTAAACGTATATACTTTATCAGAACCATCATCGGTAACTGTATTTGTGCCTGGTGAAATTGTGTAAACTTCAGCGTTTGGAGCTCTTAAAATAACTATTCCAGAACCTCCATTACCACCTTCTCTAGTTCCATAACCACTTTGGTTTCCACCGCCGCCACCGCCGCCAGTGTTTGTTGATCCATTTGTATTTGGACTTGGGCCACCGCCGCCAGATCCGCCTGAACCAGGACCGCTTGGTCCTCCTAAATTTTCATGAAAGCCACCTCCGCCTCCTCCTGATCGAGTTACAGATGATCCAGTAATTGATGAAGTTGCTCCTGAACCTCCGTTTCCACCTTTTGATTGTGTAGCGTTTTGTCCTGCAGCTCCAGCGCCGCCTCCACCGCCTGCACAATATTTTGGACTACCTGAACCGGCTCCACCATCGTTTCCTTCAGGTGGTGAATAACCTCCTATGTTTCCAGAACCTCCTGGTGAAGGTGATCCACTTGAATATCTTCCTCCGCCTGATCCTCCAGGTGTACTAGATGCTCCACCGCCTGATGAAGCTAATAAAGTTCCACCATTTGATATGGTAGAATCATCTCCTGGTGATTGTGAATTTCCACTTTTAGAACCTGTTCCGCCTCCACCAACAGTGATTACGTTAGTTCCTCCAATCAATTCTACTTGAGTTCCTCCAGGGAAAGAAGTTCTATATCCTCCCCCGCCGCCTCCGCCTGCACGGTCATCCCCCGCACCGCCGCCACCAGCAATGATTAAATAATCAAAAGCAACTTTTTTCTTTCCACCTCTTCCGTATCCCCCTTTAGATCCGGCTCCGAATGTTCCAATTAAAGGCATTTAGTTATCTCCTATTATGCGAACTGTGTTTGTGATGCTAAAACTGTAAATGTTGATGCTGCTGTTTTAATTGCAGTGTATGCATAAACGTCTGTAGAGCTAGGATTACCTGCTGTTGGAGCAGCTCCGCCTTGCCATACAGGAGTTACAGTAACTCCATCAACTTGTACTGTTGAATTATAATAAGCAGTACCACCTTGTTTAGATAAGAAAGCTACAGTTTGAGATTCTCCAGTATCCATAATTGAATCTAGAGAGTTTGAGCCATCACCTCTTAAATTAATAGTAAAGTTACCTGTAGCATCAGTTGTATAATTTAATACTGCTTGAGTGATTACATCATAATCAATAGTTCCAGTAGAAGCAGTTGCTGTAGTTGTTACTTTTTCAGCAGTTGATTGAATTTTACCTAAACCATTAAGTGTAGTTCTTCCAATTCCTTTTGGAGTTAGATTTAAATCAATATTAGTATCACCACCTGTTGCTGATACGTTTGGGGCATTTCCAGTTGCAGCATTTGTTACTGTTAATTCGTTAACAGCAGATGCAGTTGTAGCAAATTTAATTTGCTCTAAACCATTTTCATCTCCAATGAAGTTTCCGTTATCGATTAAGATATTGTTTCCATTGGCATCTAAGTTACCACCTAATTGAGGTGTAGTATCTTCAACAATATCTTTTAAGAAAAATACATCAACAACATTTGTTCCATCAGAATAAACCATTACTGATTTACCTGCAGGTATTGTTACACCTGATCCAGAAACTGTTTTAAAAGTTAAAGTAAAACCTGCTCTTGTTGTACCATCTACAACAATGTAAGTTTTTTCAATTCCATCTGGTACATTAACACTTCTATTTGCTGCTAAAGTTCCAGTTAATTTTAATACAATGTTTCTAGCATTTGATAATGCAGCTTGAGACATAGTTAAAGTTACATCTGCTGATGCAACATCAATAGCTTCATAACCTGCAATTGCTTGTTGTAATAAGTTTAAGTTTGTATTTGTTTTATCTCCCCATGTACCCGAGTTTTCACCCGTTACCATCAGTTCGAGTTGTAAATCTGTAGAATAACTTGATGCCATAATTTTTATCCTTTTTTATAATATTTAAATTTTATTTCCATTACGCTGCTATGTCAACTACCGTCCATATAGGAGCAGTTCCTGGGTCAACAACAGCCCACGCATTTATTCCTATTATACCTGTATTAAAGCTACTTGTCACTCCTGTAGGGTAAGCTTCTCCATTAATACCTGGTTGATAATCTCCAATAACAAAAGGACCTATTTGAATACCTGTTAAATTAACTTGTGTATTCGGTGTTGCTTCTTCATTACCTAATGTTACTGATAATTCTTCTCCTGTTAAAGTTAAATTTGCATCAGCGCTAATAGAAATAGCATTTACAGTAGTATTTAATTGTTCACCTGTAATATCAGTATCAGGAGCTGGATCTACAGTTCCTTCTGACATAGACATTGACATATCTACAGTAGCATCGCCCCACGCTTGCGCGCCCCATGCTATATCTGCACCCCATCCTGGAGTGTAAGTAGAAGTTACAGGTACATTAACTGAAATATCTACATCAGTTATTGATGTTCCGCCCCATTCTGTAGTAGATGCACCCCACTCATCTTGACCCCAATATTCTCTAATTCCAGAGTCAACAGATAAAGGATCTAAAGCAGTTACATTAACAGAAACCCATTCACCTTCAGCGCCCCAAACTTCTGTGCCCCAATCATCTCTACCCCAACCTTGTTCATTGTAAGCTTGAACAGTTCCAAGAGATGTTGCAAGTGTTACACCTGAAGGCATAACATCTGGTGCAGGATCCACTGTACCCTCAGATATTGTTAAAGCATTTAATGGATTTTCTGATAAGAAAACTTCTGTAGCAATAGTGACAGTTACT